AGCTATTGATTATCGCGGCTGGCAGAAAAACGCCGGAGCATAATCCAGCAATTGAAATAAACGGGGCGGTTTAATCGCCGTCCCTACTTTCACGAAAAACCAAAAAACAGAAAAATGAAAAACTATATTTCAACCGGTGAAAGAATTAAAGTTGTAGCCCCCTCTGGAGGCCTCACCGCCGGACAGCCTTACCTTGTAGGCTCTAAAGTTGTTGTCGTTGTTAGCGGAGGCGTCGAAGGCGCAACTGTGGCCGCAATGACAGAAGGCGTTTTTGAACTCAACAAAGCGACAGGAGCAGTAGCAATCGGGCAGCCTCTTTTCTGGGACAACACCAACAGCGTTGTTACAACCGTTAACGCGGCAGGCAACGTTCTTGTGGGCTACGCCTTTAAAGCTGCTTTGAATGCAGATGCTACAGCTTTCGTAGTTATCACAGACTCCCCTGGACTTGTTGCAATGCCTTTGCAGGCGGATTCGACAGCCTCAACAGTCGGAGCATTGGTAACAGACTTCAACGCTTTGCTTGCAAAGCTGAGGGCAGCTAACTACTTAGCTACAGCGTAAAAACATGGCACGGTTTGACGATATTCAGCGGCTTGCTATTGCAGCAACACAAGACCTTTTCGGTGATGTGCTGGTCTGGGTATCGTCAATCAGTGGCCTTACAGCTACTTCTAAAGTACTTTATAGCGAACCTGAGAAGCAACGAACTCTCGGAGATGCTGAAAAATACGAATACAGCCCTTATAACTACTCCTTTGATTACTATGTAGGGCAATTGGCAGGCTTAAAGGAATCCGTGGACGCTGGAAACGTGGAGACGGTAACCGTTAACGGGAAAACTCTTGTAGTGCGCGAAGTAAACACCCGTTTCGACGGGAAAACATACATAGCTGACTGCGACGATTACACCGACTTTAAACCAGAACCAGAACCAGAACCGGAGGAAGACGATGAGTAAGTACGAAACATTAGAAAACGCTTTGGTTGCCTTATTCCCGGCAGCGGAGACGTTCTTTGATATCGCACCTCTGCCGGACAATGAGGTAGAGTTCAGACCTCAGCAGCCACGCCCTCAGGTTTATGTCAGTTACGACGGTTCAGACTTCACCGATCCTCAAACAAGTTCAAAAGTAACACAGGAGGAACGGATAAACATAGGATTTGAGATGTACGCTAAAACCCGAAGGGGGAGCAAGGGTATAACTGCAATCTTTGATGAGGTCTGTAGAAGGGTTTATGGTTTGAAGTTATTAGGGTATGATAAGATAACGCTTATAAAGTTCGGTCCTTTAGCAGGCTCAGGCGCAAATAAGTGGAACTATTACGCCTTATTCACCACAACCACCAGAATGGTTGACAGACAACCGGACCCGGACTACACGGTTAATATTTTAACCGATCCGGAGTTCGTAACACAAGCAGCGACATGACAACATACGTTTGTAACATCCCTACCCTTTGCACCGGTGAAAAAATAGCCGTTAAAGGGGGTTTTATCAACCTGGACGAAGCAGATACTTACACAAAAGTTCTGCTAAACAAAAACTTAATCAGCCCTGCCAAAAAGCAGGCTAAACCTAAAAAACAAAAATAAAATGGCAGCAGACTTTTNACATGGCGTTGAAACCATACAAGTCCAGGCAAGCGGAGGGGTGCTCTCAACGGTAAAAACCTCGGTTATTGGGCTGATTGGCACTTCCGCTTCAGGCACAGCAGAAACACTCGCACTATGCACCTCAGCAGCAGACGACGCCGCTTACGGTGCAGCAGGTACTATCCCCGCAGCTCTTAAAGTTATCAGACAGCAGTATAAAAACGCTTTGGTTTTCGTGGTTACTCTGGGAACAGGAACCCCGGCTCCGGTAGCGGCTGACTTTGTCGGAGAAATTGACGCCGTAACAGGTGCAAAGAGCGGATTATTCCTTTTTGATGACTGCTACAGTCTTTACGGCTTCTTACCTAAAATCTTTATCGCTCCTACCTTCTCTGCTACGGCTGCAATTGCAACCGCACTCAGGGCGAAAGCTTTAGAGTTCAGGGCAGCCGCTTACATCGATTCACCAGCAGCCGCAACATTGGCAACGATGCTGCTTTCCCGCGGCGTGTCAGGTCTTTTCAACTTCAGCGATTACAGGGCTAAGCTTCTGTATCCGCAGATCATTGACCAGGACGGAGACACACAGCCTTACTCACCATATGCAGCAGGCCTCAGGGCTTTGGTTGACAATACAGAAGGGTTCTGGTTCAGCAGCTCCAATCACGTTTTAAACGGGGTGCAGGCTCTTGAAACATTGCTTACCGCCGGAATCAACAATCCGGATGCCGACACAAACAAGCTCAATGAGATCGGGATAACAACCGTTTTTAATACTTATGGATCCGGCTTTCGGGAGTGGGGCAACAGAAACGCAGCTTTCCCAACAGCAACCGACCCCCGCACCTTTGAAGCTATCCAACGCCTTGACGATATCACATCGGAGAGCATTGAACTGGCTATGCTTCCTTTCCTTGACAAGCCGATGAATCAGGCTCAGATTGACCTTGTTTCTCAAACCGTGCAGAATTACTTCAACAGCCTGATAGCTAAAGGGGCTTTACTCCCCGGCTCGCGTTGTTATTTCGATAAAACCCGTAACACGGTAGAAGGAATGGCAGCCGGACATTTTATCTGGACAAAAGAATTCATGGGAGCTGTTCCAGGTGAACGCTTAACCTTCTACTCCGTAATCGACACTTCACTTCTTTTAAAACTCATTGAATAATGGCACTCGGAACCGCTAAAATCAGAGACGCTAACGTGTACGTGGGGGCTACCTCCACGCACGGCTTTGCAAACGAAATCACCTTACCCGACATTGAAGCGTCGATGTCAGAGTATAAGGCTCTGGGTATGGTAGGCACTAAAGAACTGTTTCAGGGCTTTGGTAAGATGGAAGCTTCTATCAAATGGAATGCCCCATCTGAAGATATCCTGCAAGCTTGTGCCGATCCGCGGGCTTCCGTGGAGCTCATGGTAAGATCTTCAAGAGAAGTTTACGAAAATGGCAGCGTAACCGGTGAGCAGCCTGTTACCTACTTCCTTCGTGGAGTCTCGAAGAACTTCAATGCCGGAAGCTTCAAAGCCAAAGAAGACACTGAGACTGAAACAAAGTTCGCAGTATCTTACTTCAAAATGATCCAGAACGGAGTTGAGATTTACGAACTCGACGTCGATAACAATATCTTCCGCATTGGAGGTGCTGATATGCTGGCAAAATACAGAGAGAACTTAGGCCTGTAAAGGCTTTTAACCAACCCCCCAAAAAACCCAAACAACCGTGAGTAAAATAACAGAAGTAACGCTCAGCGACGGGCGTAAAGTCACCGAAAGAAAAGCGAAAGTTCGCGACCTTGCAAATGCCGAAGGCTCCGTTAAAAAGGGCCGGGAGCATGAAGTTAAATACGCTCTTATGAGTGCTAAAATCTTGATCGATAACAAGCCCGCCGTGCTTGAAGACGTCCTCGACATGACTGAAGAAGACCTTATCAACGTTAGCGGGCTTTTCGATGAAGACTCCCCAAACTCCTAATCCCGCTGGAGGATGTGGTTTGGCTGGCCCGCTTCACATCATCGGGATTAAATCAAATACTTAATATGGATATAGACTTGTATAACAATTGCTTACAAGCGGCACTTAAAGTATTTGAACAGGAATTAAACACAGCTTCACAGGTATTAATTAAAGGCTATTTAAACCCGGAGTAATGGCAACAGACACAATGAAACTTGGACTCATCTTATCTGCAACGGATAAGATGAGTCGTGTTGTTAACGGGGTAGTTGACAAGGTTAACCGTAAATTCAAAAGCCTCGAACGGGGTATGCAAGCGGTTAACTCTGTGTCAAATAAAATGTTTGTCGCTGGAGGCATAGCAGCCGCCGGGATTTACAAAACTATTATCGCAGCAGAAGGAGCCGCCACAGCTCAGGCCCGTTTAGATAACGCCTTTAAATCAATGTGGGGAGACTCCGGGACCATAAGAGATATTTCAAAAGCACAAGGTCTGTTCGCTGAAAAGCTGGCCCTCCAGATCGGGGTTGAGGCAAAGATTATAAAACTCACTCAGGCCAAACTTGCAACCTTTCAGGCCGTATCAAGTCAAACCGCTATCATGTCCGGAGTTTTTGAACGGGCCACCAGAGCCGCACACGACATGGAGGCCGGAGGTTACGGAACAGCAGCGGACAACGCTGTTATGCTTGGTAAGGCTTTAGAAGATCCTCTTAAAATGGCTACGGCCTTAAAGAGAACCGGAACCCTTACCGCCGCTGATGTCGTAAACGTTCAGACCATCGCCCGCACAAAAGGTTTAGCCGCTGCACAGGAAGCCGTTTTACAGGCTATCGAAAGGCAGTTCAAAGGATCAGCCGCGGCAACGGTAAACGCAACGGACGTAATGAAGACCGGATTTCTCGCGGTTACCGAAGCAATCGGAGGGGCTTTTCTCCCCTCGGTAGAAGACGCGAAAGGTAAAATGGTAAGTACCATTGAGCCGGTGATAGCCTGGATAAACACAAACCATAAACTTATACAGACTATTGCCAAAGTAGCCATAGGCCTTTTAGCCGCCGCTGTAGCTATCAGGGTAGTTACTACAGCTATCTCAATAGTAAAAGCGGGAATGATAGCCTATAACCTTGTAGCTATTGCAGCCTCAGGGATCCACACCGTTTTAACCGGTAATCTTATGCTGCATAGTGCCGCCGTAAAGGCAGCAGCAGCCGGGCAATGGTTGTTAAACATCGCTATGTCAGCCAATCCGATAGGGTTAATTATAATAGGCATAGCGGCTCTTGTGGCAGGGATAGTAATAGCCTGGAAGAAGTTTGCCGGGTTCCGTGCGGTTATTATGACTG